CGCTCAACACGGTCAACGTTTTCCCTACTTGGATCTCTAAGCGCCCGGTCCAAAACCGCCCGGTCGAAGTTCGGATCGTCAGTGGGAGGATCAGGCTGGTGAAGAATTCGATCCCTTCCCCCCCCGACCCTTTCCCGTATCGCTTCCGCACGACGACCCTGCTCAGCCTGCGCCTCCGCCAACGCACGACCAACATCTGAATCAAACCCAACCGGATCGCGTGCCACCAACTGGGCGACCCGCGCATTCAACTCGTCGTCGGTCAAATCCGCAACCGGCTTGTCGCGGGCGTCACGGGCATCAACATCCGGGGAAGGAACACGCGGCGGCAAGTCGACAGCATCTCGCCGACCGGCACCCCCGGCTTCATTGAAAAGGTCTTCGAGTTCTCTCCTTAGAGCGCCGAACCGGTCGAGCATGTCCTCAATGTCTTCTTCCGACATGTTGAACCCGGCCTCCCACGGCGCGGGATCAAACATAACGTCGCCTTCGTTGACGTTTGTGTTGTCCCTGAGATCCTCGAACGCCTCTTCTGCTGCTATGGCAGCATTCAACAAACCCCGCACATGATGTTCAGCAAAGTCTTCATTGACTTTCGCACCACCTTCGCTTTCGTGGGCCTCACGCCATGCGGCGGCATCGGTGCGGGCCATTTCCAACACCTCCAACATGCGCCTAGCGTCATCCCAGCCACCAATAACCCACTCGCCTCCGAAACCTTCCTCGTTGATCCCAACCGGCAAAGACGGCAACTCACCCGTCGGACGCTGCTGTGCCTCATCCCGCAACACTCCCATCAATGCTGCCGCAGCAGGATTGTTCGGCTCACCATCTGCGTTCACTGAATCAGCACGGTCCAGTTCAAGGCGACGAATAAACGCATTCAATTCACGATCATCAAGACGCAAAACCTTCGCCGGAAGGTCAGGAGCCTCAGCCAAGCGTCGCATCTGCTCACGCTCAATAGCCCGCATCTGAACATCGTCTTGATCCATGCCCCCAAACAACTTGCGGCGACGGGCAACAAACAGTTCCATGTCGCCCCACTCACGAACCTGCTCGCCGTAGGAGACCCCCTCTATAAAGTCGGCATACGGACGCCGCGATCCATCTTCAAGCCGCAGCCCCTCAACCAGAGACTCCTCCGCCGGGTCTCGCCCAGCCGCATCCAGCGCCTCTGCCCACGTTCGCTCAGCCTCCGCCAACGGCCCCTCGCCAACCGTGCTGTCGGTGTCACCACGGGCACGAAGTTCATCACGACGTTCACGCAACCCCTCCAACACCTCATCAACGTTTGTCTGCCACTTCTCGACATCGCCCTCAGCCCAATGTAAGAAGTCTGTATCTGCGTCTTCCCCCTCAACATTTTCACGCCTAGCCTCCCAATACCTGATCTGTGCTTCAACATCATTCAAAGCATGGGCCGCCCCATCCTTGGCAGAAGACGCTTTAGCAGCCCTAAACGCGATATCGCCAAGAGCGTTTCTCGACCCATCCTCGTTGTAATACTTTCCGAATAGCCGCTCAAGTTCATCCGCCTCATCGGCATAATCAGGATTGTCACGCCAAAACGCATGATTCGGCAATCCATAATCCCAAACGCCCGGCCGCCACCCAGCCGGGAACCGATTATTGACAACGTCGATTTCTTCGGCGCTAGGCATATCAATCCCAGTCGCTGCTGCATCCGCTTCCACAGCGTCGAACTCGGCCTGCATCCGCTCTGAGCGTTCCCTCTCCCTCCGCTGCGTGGGGTTTTCCCACTCGCCAGCGTTTTGACGACGCTTCTTTTCCGCCAACAACTTCCTCAAATAAGCGGGCTGACCAGATCGGGTATCCCCATCAATCGGACGCACCCTCGTGGTGTCGTTATCTCGAAATATCAACCCTTCCTGCTCTGCAATACCCCAATCAATCTGTTCATCAGTGGCATTTGGAACATCAACCAACTGACCAGCGTTCGGCCTATTCATGCTGCTCCCCGGCGGGCCATACGGATTGACATCGCTGCCTCGCCGCTTCTTGGGCTTCCGGGCCTTCACCAATTTCCTCAACCGTTCCAGCAAGCGACGCCTCTTCGGAGACATCGGACGCTTACCTTCAGGCTCAGGGGGATCTCCTTCTCTGCGTCGGGCGGCATCCCCTCCCCGCGGATCGATGCGATCGTCTTCCCCGAACGTGATGGGCTGGATGAGTTCGCCTTCGGGCGCGTCAACATCCAGTTCCTCTCGCCACGCTCGCTCAGCCTTCTGAACGTCGAGTCCCGACCGCTCCTCAAGATCCAACATCCGCGCAGCCCCATTGCGGGCACCCAACGCACGGCCATGCAACTCGTTCAACCGGCCGAACAACTCGTTGTCCCTATCCTCGAAAGCCTGCTGCATCGCCCGTTCAAACATGTCGAGATGGGCGTCCATCGCCTCCAACTGCTCGACCCCTTCCACGCCATCAAGATCAAAGGCCGCAAGTGCGTCGAGTTGATCCTCCAAAGCCTGCGCCGCTTCCCGGCCATCCGCCACCGCAGCAGACTCCTCCGCATCTAAACCATCATCCCCGGTCGTATCCGCAATCGCCCGACGCATCTCGCGCCGCACCTCGTGCGCCCGCTCCACCTGCTCATCCCACCGCCCCCGCCAATCCGGATCATCCAAACGTGGATCATCTGTCCCCAACTGGAACCCCTGTTCAATATCCGCCAACACCTCATCCAACTCGGCTATGGCCTGAACATACAAGTCTTCTTCAAACTCGCCGTCGTCAAACCCTTGCTCCAACTCTTTGCGCTGCTGATCAACCTCGTCAACCGCACGTTGGAACTCAGCGATCGCCAACTCGGCAGTATCCATGTCGGCCGCAGCGTCAACGAGATCGTCACCGGCATCACGAGCATTTGGATCATCATCATCCAACGCCCGTTCGGCCGCCTCATCAACAGCCCGCTGATCGGCACCATCCGCCTCTTCGCGCAACAACTCCGCCAACAGTGCCTCAATCTCCTTCTCCCGGTCACGATCCGGATCATTCCCCTCCTCGTCACCAGCCTCCCGCCGATCACGCTCCAACTTCGCTCCACGCGCCTGCGCCTTACGCGCCCTCTCCCGATCGCGATCCGACCCGTTCTTCTTGTTGTCTTTGATCCCCAAGAAGCCTTCCAGAAAGCCATCCCAAAACTCGCGCAACGGACCCTTCATCGGCTCGTCGCCACGCTCCCGTTCCAAATCCGGAATGTCGCCCTCGTGGGCATCAACGTGCTTATCGAAATTGTCTACAGCCTCGCCAAGGTTCCGTGCCGCTCGCGCCGCAGCACGATCACGGCCCGCCCGCTCCATCTGCCGTTCAGCGCGACGCACCCGACGGTCAGCCCGCCGTTCCCGCCGCTGCCCCGCCCGCTCGATCATCGATGTGCCAGCCCGCCGCAACCCCTGACCGACAGCCGCCCCCAACGGTGCCCTCGCTATCGGCTTCTTTCCGCCGACGCCCTGCCCCGGCTTGTACGACACCGGCTTGCCATCGACATCCACCAACGAACCAGCCGACGGCAAACTCATGCTGCCGTTGGGAACCCTGATGTATTTCGTTCCAGCCGGGCGCTCCCAAATCGTGCCTTCCTGTATCAGGCCATCGCCGTCACCATCGACAGCGTTGTGGTCGTAGGGAACCGCCTTCGGAATCCGCCGCGCCAGATTACGTGCCGCCCGGCCAATACTTGGCGTCCTGCCACGACGGCGACGGCCAAACAGTTTGAACTGAATATCCGGATCGCTTTGTGCGTTCTCAAACAGGGCCGTCTTGTAGTCGATCAGGTTGTGGTATTCGTCAGTGCTTGGCCGAACGATGTGTCCGCCACCGGCCCGTTCGCTGCGTGGCTGAACCGGAACGGCCCGTACCGCCCGGCCGTCCTTGACGAGTATTTGTCCGTCAGCCTTGGTGGCTGGACCCGGCTGAAAGCCGTTGCTGTCGTGGCGAAGAAACTGTTCGGCCCGCGATGCCACCAAGCCGTATCGATACAGGTCCGGCGACTGCCAACGGGTCTCGGCAATGGCGGCAAGGGCTTTGCTTTGAAACTTCATGCCTTTATGCGTTCCTCAAGCGGCTTGTTTGAATCAGAAATCTTGAACGGTTTTCTACTGGACGGACGACGCGGAGCACTTTCGGCAAGATACAAATGGAACACCCATTTGGGAACCATCCGTTGTTCACCAGATGCACTTTCGATCCTGATGCGCTTATCCGGATCTTCGATAGATCCAAACTTAGTAGTCATTGTAACCCCATCTTGTGCCTCCACGAAACTAATCAAGGCATCAGTTGGGTCGCCTTGACCGGCATCCTTCATGGCAGCAGCCCAACGCTTCCGCAATGTTGCAGCATCAACGTCGCCAGTTCGACGCAACGTCACGTTCCCATCCGGAAAAGCAAACTTCACCGAACGCACACCCGCCCCCAACAACGGAACCTCATCTGCCCCCAACTTTCCTTTCGACGGCGGCACCAACACCACCGCCGCCTCCTTCAAATTGTCCTCGCCCTTCAACTTCGACAACTTGTCCATCGCCATCTGCGGTTCATAGATAACGCCATCACGCCGAATCACGCGTTTCCCCGACCGCTCACCAGACAAAAACTCGGTCACGTCGTCAATCGCCGAATTCTGCTGCTTCCGCTTTGGACCCTTCGCTGCCGGTAACGCCGCATCGCGAGCAATCTGGAACACGTCACGCTTCTTCGGAGCACCCGTCACCTCGGTTACCACATCCGCCGCCGAAGCAGCACCCAGTCGGTCAACGATCCGGTTCCTGTCCTGACCAGACACCGCCCCCGGCCCTATCTTCGGAACTCGGAACAGCAACGCCCCACAGTTCCCAAACCCACGCGTCGTAAACCGGCCACCATTTTGATACCCGGCCGGACAACGCATCGCCCTAGCAGCAGCCCCACCGATCGCTGCACCCAACCCGCCACCACGGTTGCTACCCCCACCGGGAGTAAGCGTCGACCACAACGCCGACCGGATCGGACTCCTAATCTTCCCCATGTCACCCGGAGTGATTATCGATGCGATCGACTGGACAAATCGTCCCAATCCAGAATCCGTCGAAACCAACCCGACCTTCTCCTCAACGCCCTCAGGCAAGTAGCCAAAGTTGGCAGGGATAGGAACCGTCACCATCCCATTTTGGAAACGGGCAGCCTTGTACTCCACCAACGTCTGGTTGCCGTGGTGTGGCGCAACCAGCGCCCCTTTCGATTCGCGAGCAAGGCGGCGATGAAAGCGCCATGCCGCCATCTCAACCGGAACGTCACCACTCTTCTTGCGACGCCGCCGCTTCCCCGGAACAATCCGACGAGCGACTCGGCCAGCCGCACGGCCCGCACGGCCACCACCATGATGGTTTCCTTCATTCGGCCACTTGCCAGTTGTCTCGTGATGCAGCCACGCACACAGCGGCGGCAACGGATACAACTCTGGATGATCCGCCAAGATCACCAGACAGCGTCGAAACCCGCCCGGCTTGCGCATGATGGGACGCCAATACTTGAGCAACTTCTCCAAGCCGCCGCGGCGCGGTCCATGGCCGCGCAAAATATCGCCTGTGATCCGCTCCTGCGGAATCAAATCGATTAGGTCTTGCGGAGCCTTCTGCTCAATCATGTCGTCCATCAGGGTGGGCTACTCGCCCTCCTCCATAGAACTTTCTGGAATCACCCACAACTTACAAATGCCCTTCGAATGAATCTTTCCTTCAACAACCGAACAGGCGTTCGATCCTTCAAAAAACGTACAATTGCCACAGGTCATCCCAGCATTCGCAAACGGGTTCTTTTTTGACCCGACATAGTGCGCCCCCTCGGACCCTGTTCCCTTGTCCCACTTTCCGGCAGCCGTAGAAATGGCCCGAAACGAAGCGACCATTGCCTGCTGTCGCCTACTCAGTGGTTCTTGAGGTTCAGGAACCGTGGATCGCGGTTGCCCATATTCGTGGACTACTCCAACGTCGTCGTGATGCACGCGCTCCTCGACGACCATGTCGCCATCCGGTTTTACCCGGACGACAATCCCCTGATGACCCATGGGGACCCCCTAGAAACCGGAGTCGTTCAAGTCCTGTTCGGCCTCAAGCAGTTCGAACTCCATCAAGGCCGCCACCATCGCGTCCTCATCAGACTTCTCTGCCCAATTTTCCGGAATCAGGTCACTGGCGTCCAAGGCCGCCGCACGCTTCATAATGTGCGCACGCACCTTGCCCTTGTCCTTGGCCCTGCCGAAAGCCTGAATGGCATTCTTCAAATCGCCAACGTCACGGATCGGATACGACCCGTCCGGCAACGCCCAACCCTTGTCGGCATACTCGTCGCGCCTGTCGTCTGTGTAGTCACGCTTCAATTCGATCTCAGCCTCGATAGCCCGCAGTTCCTTCTCAAGGGCGTCGACAGTGTCTTCCTCCGTCGTGTTCAAATCAATATGGTCGTACCCAAGCAGGGCACCGTCGATACCGACATACACGTCGTAAGACTTCCCGTCGCTGCCGTCGACCTCCACCACATAGGAGTCTTGACCTTGGAAGATGTCCACGTCTACGCCCAGCACCGTGCCGGTGACATGCTTCAGGGCGATGTCTTGGGCCTCGTCAAAGGAGATGATCTCCATCGGGTGAATTTCTGCGGACTTGCCTTCAATCCCCCCTTCCTCTTCGAGCCGAAGCCAGCCAAGACGCTCACCCTCACCTGAGTAAAACGCCTCGATCGGACCTTCAGCAGTTTTCAGGTCGATCACATACATGTCGTTGTTCGGTGCATACCCGGAATCCAACACATCAGCCTTGAAGTGCATTTCAGCGTAAGCCTCCACATCCAACAGGCCGGGCAAATCCTTTTCGCTAGCGCAGCCGCCACGACAGAAGTCGCAAACGTCATCCTCGTTGGGGTACACCTTGCGATCGATGGCGCACACGTAATCCGTGTCGCGCAAAGTCTTGGCGTCCTTACGCCCCAAGCCCATGTCCATCAGACGCTTGACCTTGGCTCGACGCAAGATGGCAAGAGGATTGCGGTTTCCCTCCTCCTCCTCTTCTTCCTCGTCGTCATCGTCGAGCGTCGGGACAAGAGCGTCCGTCGGAACAGGAGCATCTTCATCCTCGTCCTCTTCGTCCAACGCCGCCAGTTGATCTAGGAGGGCGGTACGACGAGCAGCCTTGGCCTCACGGGCGGCCTTCTTCTCGTCGTCTTCGTCCTCGTCCTCGTCCTCGTCGTAGTCGTAGACGGCCTTCTCCTCCTCTTCCTCCTCTTCCTCCTCTTCCTCATCCTCCGCAAGCAGGTCGGGAACGTTGACGACCATGACCCGCTTCCCCTTCACAGAAATCTCTTCATCGCCCAGCACCAGTTCGATCTCTTCTACGAGATCGTCTGCAAGGTCTTTTTTGTCGGTCGACATTCTCATGCTCCTAAAACGTCTCTGAGGTAATAATAATAAACCACATCGAGTGGGGCGTTAGCCTACTCCTGAACACTACTTCTCGACAGCCACTGATACATCAAAGTCGAGTCCTGACAATGCGCCAACGACCTGTTCCCTAATGACGTTCGCAACAGCCTCCACAGCGGGAACCAAAATCGAAACACTGCTATCCCCTTCAAAATAACCAACGCTTGACGGGAACGTAAATGACGCATCTGTTTCCGCAAGAGAATCAACCACCACCGCAGCCTCCACCTCTGATTTCACAGAAACGTTGATCATCCCCCGATGATCGTGATACTTATCTGAACCGATCTGAAGACGCTTGCTATCCGTCTTCGGCAACTTCTGCTCCAGTTCGCCCCCAACCACGGGCTGAGCCGCTGCCGTCATCACATCCTTCAGCAAATTCAGCGCCTGCTCGATCTTCTGAAGATTTCGATTTGAAATCTTTCGACCAGCCTTCGTTTCCACCTCAATCATCGGAGCATTCTTACAACCGCCGCTGCCACCACATTCGCCTCCGCAATCCCCAGCCTTTTCACATTCGCCTCCGCATCCGCAATCCCCAGCCTTTTCAACCGACATCTCGTGGCCGTCGTCAGTCAGCGGGCGAACAACCATGGTGACTTCAACCTGCTTGGGTTCAACGAACATGAAACGATCGTCATCGAAAGCAAACTTCGTCACCCACGTCTTATCTGGAGGAGTATCAAATACGACCATGTCGCCGTTGACCTGCCGAATCTGAATCGGCTGTTTCATCGCGACAGACAGAGCACGAGGGAGTAAGCCATGTTGCGGAACTCCTCCACAACCCTTTTCTTCTCTCGGCTCCACCGACATCGTCTTGGTACCGCATTCGCAACCATTCATTCCGCAGGCAGCAGTTTCACCGTCTTTGACTGACAACGTGCCGGTCAGTTGGTTGGCTCCATGTAGCACGGGAGAAACTTCGTACAGTTCGACTTCCTTGAGCATGTTGGCTTGGGCGTTGGGGTCATAATCAGCGTTGATGGTTTTGTAGCCGATCGACCACTCTTGTTCCTCGCCAAAGAATGCAACGGTCGAAAATGCCTCTCGGCCACGTTCCGAATTGAGGTTGAACTGCACCTTTGCCAAAAGTCCGCCAACGCCCGCCTCACGCATCTTCCCCGGCAACCGACGATCCTGCGAAGCCACTTCCTCGATGGAAAGAACTTTCCCGATCGGCTCATTCCAGTTGTGCCCCCATACAACGCGTGGCTTGCGACGCTTCAAAGAGTTGCTGAAAGCCCCCGGAAGAATAATGTCCCCAACGGAGTCCTTGTTCCCGATAGCGGCAACAAAACACTCCACAACGCCTTCGGCTTTGTCCACGTTGATCTGGCCGCTGTTCGCCTTGAACAGAATTTCGCTTTCGACTTCCAAAAGGGCCGCTGTAGCCATAACACTTCCTTGTTGCACAGTTTGACCAATCATACAACAGTTCCACACGAGACGATAAAGGTAGTTTTAGTAAAGCAACGTTTCGTTTACTGAAACTATTTGCCAAACCGAAGCAGACATCGGCAGTTGATCGTCAAGCCCGGCGGTGCCAACGGATCACCGGGGAAGCGCAAAATCGCCCCACCAGCCTTGAACCCCTCACCAAGCGGGATCGTCTTCCCCTCAAGCGTCCGATGCGCCGAACGAACCCGGTCGTCCTTGCGAGTCAACCACGTTTTTGTCGTGGCCCCTGCCCGCTGTCCGGAGAAATACACCCCAGCGTTATAGGCCGACTGGGACTCCACCTCGGCAATGCTTTTCAGGCGCTTCGTCAACGTGTACACGAACACGGCAGTGATGGCGGTCTTCAACAGCGAAACCTTCAACAAGATATTCGCATCGTCATCATCGTCATCCTTCAGCAGCAACGCCAACAGGATCGCCGCAGCAAGTTCCTTCTTCGTGGTCTCATTGACCTGTTCAACCCGCTGCAACTGTTCCTCGGCATACTGCTGCACCTCCTCCTCGGTCGTTTCCACCTTCTCATCCGACTCGGTCGTGGACCCTTCGACCGCCTGACCAAACGCCCCCAGAATCAACGGCTGCAAGTCCTCTCTCACTTGCCGATCCCACACCTCCCGATCAAACACCTGTTCGACCGTCAAGGTTCCATTTTCCAACGCCCGGCGCGTCTTCACGCTGGATGCCTTCTCCAACACGACTCGCTGCTGCCGCTCGAAGAAACGTTCCAAAGATCGACCAAAGAGAGACTCCCATCGGTCAACATCCTCAAGAGCCTTCGATTGCCATTCATCGCCAAGGTCGAACCGCTTGACCTCCAGTCCCTCCGGCATCTCCCCCAACAGTCCAAAGTCGCCCGGCGGACCAACGGGCGGAAGTTCAGCCGCTTGTGGGACTTGTTCCTGCGGAGGGGTCGCTCCTGCCGGGGGCGGACCCTCGGGCATCTGTTGCCCTTCGCCCGGAGGCTCACCCTCCGGGGGCGGTCCCTCACCCTCAGGGGGCATGCCTTCCGGACCACCCGGCACTGCGCCACCCTGCTGCCCCTGCTGCATCTCATCCAACGGCATTTCCGTGTTGCCGATGGGCGTGAGGTTCGGATTCGACAGCAACGAATCGGCAAGTTCCGAAACAACCTCAATCTTGCCGGTTCCACCTCGATACTCGTTTGCTGAAATCAACCCGTTCTGATATTCGTTCAACAGGAACTGGTTGCGTTCCTGTTTCGCCATGATCAGAATCGGCACCGACTCTGTTTCGAATGTCACGTAGTTCTTGTCGTCAAGTAAATCGAATGCCCGCGAAAGCAGTTCGAGGTGCGGCATCATGGTCTCCATCCAGAAGACCTTGCCCTCCTCGGCGGCATTCGAGAACGTGCGTCCGCTGGCATTGCCGATGATGGATTCTGGAACACCAAACGCGGCCAAAATCTCATTCTTCGTGAGATCGCGCATCTGGATGTACGCCGCGTCGCGGGGGCTGGCTCCCGTGTCTACGAAATCGGCACCCTCGTCCGAAGAGATGACTCCGACCGCTCCCGACTGTGCCAGATTGCCTCTGAAGCGTGATCGAAGTTCTTCCTTGTCATCCTCGTCAATTTCGCCACGAATGACGAGCAGGCCGCCGGGGCGGCCGTCGTTCAGCAAGAAGTTCCGGTTGTAGACCTTTGCCAACGACTCCACTTCAATGGCGATTCCAGCGGCCTCCATCGGGGTCATCGACAGGTAGGGGTCCAATGGGTGGGGGCGACGCACCCACAACACGTTGTCAGGTTTCAGCGTTTTCTTGCTGCCGTCCGGTAATGCCACCTCGAAGCCTGAAACGAACTTCTTCGGATCGGGAATCGGGGCCGTGGTCTGCGGCGGCAACAGATGCAACGCAACTGGTTGACCGCCTCGGCCGCGAACGATTTCGACAAACGCTCCGCGGCTGCTCATCAACAACTGGGATGAAAGCCTGTACCGGAACGCAAAGGCGCTTTCGCCATCGTTGGCAACACTGTTCAACAGGGGAGCAAGGTCAGAATTTTCGACCAGTTCCCCCGTTGGGGAATTGTCTTTTCGCATGATCATCGGCAAACGGGCTTGATTTCCGGCGATGGCATCGATGCTGCGCCAGACCCAAGTGACCTTGGCGACACCTTCTCGATAGGCGCGCTCGATGTCCCACCCGTCAGAGTAGGGTCGGCCAACCATTCCGGCGTTGTAAGCAACCGGAGCGCCAACCGCTATGACCTTCTCCTCTTGGCCCGGAGTCGCCTTGTTTTTAGGCTGATTCCAAGCCATTACTCAGCCCCAAGCAAATAACCATACGCGCCAAGTAAAGTGCCACCTGTCGCCAAACCATATCGAACATCTATTCCCCCGATACCAACACCGACTAGAATGATGGCAGACAACATAAATATGTGGGCCATGGCATTCCTTGACAAAAGTTTCCTCAGCGTCTTCATGGATAAGACCTTACCCGCATCTACGACCAGACGCGGAAACGAAATAGCGCACCGACAAGAGTGTACCAATGACTGACTGGGAAAAAATATACAACTACCTACAACCCAAAGAACCTTTGTACTGTCCTGAGACCCCTGCGCTCAAACAGACCGTTTTTTTGCGTTGCAACCACCTTGAAGCCCTCTACGGAGGAAGCGCCGGAGGAGGCAAATCAAGCGCCCTCCTCATGGCCGCCCTGCAATACGTAGACATCCCCGACTACTCCGCCATCCTGTTTCGACGTACTTTCGCTGACCTCGCTCTACCCGGCGCACTCATGGACAGGTTCATCCAATGGGTCAAGCCCCACGACGACATCCACTGGAACGGCTCCAACTACGTCGCCACTTTCCCCTCCGGCGCTCGCGTCACCTTCGGCTACCTCAACAACTCGCAGGACTACCTCCGCTACAAAGGTGCAGAGTTCCAATTCGTGGGCATGGACGAGGTCACGGAGATTCGTGAAGCGGACTACCGCTACATGTTCTCCCGGCTCCGCCGACCAAAGGCGGGCGAACTATCGGAGGTTCCCCTCCGGATGAGGTGCGCCTCAAACCCTGCGCCCAACTGGGTCAGGCAACGGTTCATCGTCGAAGGACGAGACAACGAGCGCATCTTCGTCCCCGCCTCCCTTGACGACAACCCCGGCATCGAAGCCGAGTCATACCGAATGGCGTTGCAGGCTCTCGACCCGATCGAACGCAAGCGCCTAGAATTTGGCGACTGGTGGGCATCGTCACTGGGGTCGTTGTTCGACCGGGAAAACTTCGTGATCATCGAAGAATCCGAAACGCCCGTATGGGTCAGCCCGAAGTTCGTCCGATTCTGGGACCTCGCCGCCACTGAACCTTCGCCCAACAATCCGAACCCGGACTGGACCGTCGGGGCACTTGGAGCGTTCGACCAAGGCGTCTTCTACCTTCTCGATGTGCGTCGAGTCCGAGCCAAGGGCGACAAGATCGAACACCTCATTTCTCAAACCGCTGAGGAAGACGGGCCGCAGGTAGCAGTACGGATGGAGCAGGAACCGGGGTCGGCAGGCAAGAACCTGATCGACCAGTACGCCAGATACGTCCTCCCCGGCTGCGACTTCATCGGGATCAGGTCGACAGGCAGCAAGGAGGTCCGCGCCAAACCCCTCGCTGCTGCTGTGGCAAATGGCAACGTCCGGCTTGTCCGAAATCAATGGCTCACCGACTTCCTCGACGAAGCCGCATCCTTTCCTGAGGTATGCGACCACGACGACCAGATCGATGCGACAGCGGGAGCATTCAACTTTGTGGCCGGGCTGGGCGGCCTCCATCGACGCCCAACCCGAGTCATAATCTAACCCGCCACAAAGAAAACCCTCGCCTTTGCCACCACCGTCGTCTATCCGCGCCTAAGGTCCCGGTCTCCTGACCCGACCACAGGACTACATGGTCGGCGACGCCTGACCAGCGTGCGGCCAAACCGCCTAGCGTTCGCCCGTCAGAGGGGCATCCCTTCAACGCTCAGATGGTCTTGACGAGCGATCTGAACTACTCATCGTGGTGGAGTCCGGCAGCGGCCAGCACCTCAACCCACACATCTTCGGGACGACGAGTGGATGCCCGCTGACCAACAACCCCCAATGTGTGGAGGGTCTAGGTGCCTACGCCGATACGCCTGCCGTGACGGTGAAGGGTTGGTCCCATGACAGGGCCAATCCTCCTCACCTACCGATCCGGTGAAGGCGACTAAGGTATCTAGTTGTAAGGCTCTCCAGTAATACACAAGGATGGTTCAAGATTCAATGTGTAAAACAAGGGGGGCTTTTTTGTTCATTTTCGAGTCGAGGAGTTCATGTTGAGTCAGCGTGTGTTGTTGACGGGTGGTCTTGGCTTTATTGGTAGCCATACTGTTGAGCATTGGTTGAAGAACACGGATTGGGACATCGTGGTCATGGATGCTTTGCGGTTTTCGGGCCGGGTTGAACGGTTGACTGACATTGACTGTTTTGATCCGAATCGTGTGCGT